AGCAGACAAGAAAAAAATACAACCAACTCAAAAAAAGATTTTCATTTCTTCCCGATTCTCTCCCCACAAATCCCCCGCCGCGCCTGATTTTATCGGCTCCTGCAGCCCATCCAAGATTGCAAGATTTATTTTCGCAACGCATCAAAAAAAATCTTTCCAAGCATAAAATCACAACGCGTCACAAATCCCCAAATCACCCCATGCCACGATACCCAGGGAGCAAAGAAAACTCGATAGCGGTCATCCTCGTGCCCTGTTATCTTGATGTTATTGACTAAAAGCCCATTTCCTCCCATATTGTCACAAATGGTAAAAGAGTAAGACAAGGAATCACAATGGCCAAAAGTAAATATGACTGGCAAGCTATAGAGCTTCACTACATGACAACGGGAATGTCATTCACCGATACGGCAAAGGCTTTCGGCGTTCCTATTAACTCTGTCATTCAACGATCCAAACGGAAGCAATGGAAAACTCCAGGCAATGCTGTCAGGAAGATTGAAGAGGGGAAGAGGGAATTGCAAGAGCTCCGGCCTGAGATTGTCACACTCGATCCTGTTCAAGCTGTTAAAGCAACTATCGAGGAACAAAGGGACAAATTCATCGGCGGTATCTCATCTGGCCTATCTCGCGCCGCTGAAGAGATAGGGAGGATGGACGCTGGTGCAATCATAGCTGGGTCTCGTGAGATCAAGTCTCTAACCGATGCTGGAAGGGTTATCTACAACTTAGGAGGCGAAACTTCATCAGCATCCGTGTCGATTAACCTCCTAAACATGGACGCAAGTATGTTAGCAGGGCAAGTGAAGGTATCTCCATCTCTGTAGGATTGCCATAGCATCAGATAATACAGAACATAAATAGTTCTGTTAGTATCCGGTAGCCTAGTAATTCAAAGCATTCTTTTTTTCTGTGGGTAGGGTGACGGGCACCCCCCTCGACGCGAGAAGTTTTGCCGTCGTTTCCGCGAGAAAACCTCTATACAAATTTTCCTAAAAATCCCCAAGTGACAGAACAGAGTTCTGCAACCTAAAGGTTGTGACAAATCCTATCGGGTATAATCTGGTGTCTTAACTGGCAAAATGTTCCCTATCGGGGTTATTATTGTTTGCGCTCGTAGACTTTTATTGGATGTGAATGATCGGCAACATTCCTGAAAGAAAAACTACCCACTTTTTCTGACAAGATCGGCATGCGTCATGCGTTACTACTTATTGATAGTTAACGACTTATACTACTCCTGAATGGTAGGGTGGTTCCCGTCCTTCTCCGAGGGACACATTCACCGAGATCTGTCCTTCCTAAAAGGATAGAAACTTTATTTTCTCTTCTTCTGATACGCAGGAGGATGCGCTCTCCCATAAAGGGATAGCGTTCTTATCTCATCTGGGAGGATCTGCGTGTGAATACGGAGGCGCAGAGAGTATTCTGGGTCTAGTTGACCTGCTATGGTTCCGCAATCTTGACCTTGTTCTATGAGGTAGATTGCTTGAGATAGGAGGGAAGATTGATTTCCGTGGTAGTTAGTTTTCATATCAGTTTTCATTATAGTCTAAAGATATGTTTATGATTTGTACATGATTGAGATGATATGTCGATAAAATCTTGTTTTCTATACATATCAATTGCGCACGGCTGGCTTGGGGCCGCCGCGCTTGATGAATTGGATGTGTTATGATACAGGCTCCTGCGGAGGGCATAAGAAGCCCTATGTTAAAATAGAGCTTCCGATCCCCCTCGGCTTTAGAACGACCTATGGAGCCTTACCTGACTTGGTGGGTTGGGGATAGAAGGAGTCTTTTCGCGGGGACTCTCATTATTAAAGCTGGGCGGCGGTCTCCAGCTTCTAACCTTCGTGGGAGGCCCGTCTCATACGATCTCCTGCCACTACACCAGATCAGTCATCCTGTGAGTGATCTGCTTGCAAGGTAGGACATGAATGAGGTAGTGTCAAGCCGTGAAGATTCTTGATAATGGAATAGCTGTGATTGAGGGAGACACGCATATCTCCCGTTGGGTGGAGATGGAGGGGAGACTTGATCATGACCAGAACTCATTGCCGATCATCCTTGAGCATATCAAGGAGGGGGATTGGGTGGTGGATGGGGGAGCCTTTATAGGCGACCACACTAAAGCCTATAAGGACAAAGTGGGTGATTTGGGGATGGTGTTTGCCTTTGAGCCTAATCCTGCGGCGTTCCAATGCTTGATTCACAACTGCCCTCATGTGCAAGCCTTCAATTACGGGCTTTGTAGCCACGGAGGAGAGGCTTTCCTTGAGACTTGTGAGAATGTAGGGGCTAGTTCAATCGGAGCGTCTGGAGAGGCTATAAAGCTCATGTGCTTGGATGAATTGAACCTGGATAGATTGGATTTCATCAAGTTGGATGTGGAGGGGTATGAATTGAGGGCATTAGAGGGAGCAATCAATATTATTGATAAGTTCAGACCTAAAATGTGGATTGAGGTGAATAGGTTTGCCCTTGAGAGGCATGGTAGTAGTGCTGTTGATTTATTAAATGCAGTTATTGCTATGGGGTATGATTTCACTTCATATCCAGAAGAGGGCGGTGATCAATACGATCTTCTCTGTATACCATGCAAGTAGACATATTTATTCGTAGCTGGCACGGCGATTTTAATTGGCTTGAGTATTGCTTGAGATCAATCAAGAAGTATGCTCGTGGATTTGGTAAGACTCATATCTGCATCAATGCCGATGATTATCCTTTATTGCCGTCTTGTGACGCAGAGGTTCATCTAGTGTCGGCTTGGCCCGATGGATATATCCAGCAACAGAATGACAAGCTCCATGCTGATTGGTATTGCAGGAGTCCCTATATCTTGGTGATGGATAGTGATTGCGTGTTCATTAGGGATGTGACTCCCGAATGCTTTTTTCGTGAGGGGAACCCTATTTGGTTGTATGAGGATGTGCCGCATGATCAGAGTCCTTGGTATCCCATCACTCAGGAGGCAATTAAATCTATGCCTGAGTTTGAGTTTATGAGGAGGCATCCGTTTGTATTCTCCCGGCAATCGCTTCGAGACTTTAGGGACTTCATGTTTAACTGCCATCAAGAGGATCTATCACAATGGCTCAAGAAGCGGCCTAAGGGGCGTTTTAGCGAGTTTAATGCGTTTGGGGCTTGGGCGTATCGGAATTACTATCGCCACTTCACCTGGCTCCATCCTCGTGAGATGGAGACGTATGTGAGGCAATCTTGGTCGTGGGGCGGGTTGTCTTTAGAAATAAAAGAGGAACTAGAAAAGATCCTAGCCTAGATTTCAAACATGGGGTAGAAGGGAGGTGCATGGCAAAGAAGCGCACAACCAAGCCGGTTAAGGCAATCTCCATTAAGGAGGAAAAGCGTGTTGAACAGGCTATGCAACAACTTCGTAGTCTGGCGGCAGAGTTCTTTGATGTGGGGGTTATTCTGCTTTCCAAAGAGATAGAGGGTAAAACTTTGTTTCACTATTGCCAATTTGGAAATGAGTTTGCCGTGAAGGGGATTGTAAATAACTATGTGGATAACATCATGGAAGATTCCAATTTAGATTGGGATGGCGAATGGGCTGATGATGAGGAAGACGGCGGTAATAATTGGAAAAAGGAAGAATTATAAATCAGTTGACTTGATTTAGGATAGTGAGGTAATTATTAGCCGATCATGGCTTCCCTTACCTTCGCACAGGCTAAATCCCTTTTTGCTTCGTTTATTACGAGCCAAGGGCCGTCTGATCCAGAGGTGGGTAGGGCAATCAACTTTGTAAATGAGAGGTTTATTTCCTCTGGGCAATGGAGGGGGAATAGGTTCATTTATTCCTTCACGGTGAGCCAGGATGTGGCCGGTAATAATTACTTTGATACTACTGCCGGGATTGAATCGGTATTGAAAGTGCTGGCTGTTGATCCCGACTATCTGACTGGTGAACTTGGCGATGTGATGCCTGATTGGTATCCTTTTGATGAAGGCAGCCTTGGTTGGCTTCCTCCAAATTATGTGGGAGACTTGCAGATTGTCAGGCAAGGTAATGTGCCAGCTAGTCCGCTTCCATCGGGAGCCACGGCAGATACGCAACGCTATCGCGTCTTGGGCAAGGTTCCAGAGAACCGCACCATGTATTGCATTGTGCGGAGAGGGTATGTGCCGCTGGTTAATTCCAATGATTTGCTCATTCCTTCCAATCGAAATGCTTATCGGTATGGGATGCAAGCCTTCAATTACGAGAACATCAATGAGCTAGAAAGGGCGCAAGTCTATTGGGACTATGCTTTTAAATGCCTCAATGATGAGACGGCTAGCTTTGAGGATGGCGAGTTGGCTCAGATTCAAATTCAAACCAAGGCATTCGCCCCCAGCATCATGCAGAACCTAGTCTAATTATGGCTGACCTCTTCAAATACCCAACTGGTTTTTCCTCCATGCTTCAGTCAGCAATGATTGCTCCGACCACGGATGATTTTACAAAAGCTGGATGGACTGAATCTGAGGGGCAAGATTATCTTTCCTCTATGTTTGGGGATATGTCTTCAACTGCCCAGCAGGGAGTTGTGACTACTCCACAAAACACGGCTCAAGCCAGCAAAAAGCAGTCTAACTACATCCAAGACGCTCACGATGCCGTGATGGATTTAATGAAAGGCGGCAAAGCTATTCTTCGTTCCTTTGTTGAACCAGAGACGGGTAGTGGTAAAACAAGCGGACTTGATCTTACTCCTTACAATAGGGTTGAACGCGACATCCGAGGAAACATTATTGGATTGTCAGGAAGGATGCAGTATGATCCTATTAGTGGTGCTTCTGTTGGTAAAATTGCCCCTGATTGGCAAGCAAAACAAAAAGGAGTTTCTGAAACAGGAGAAGCTGGCCCACAAGAATCAGAACAATCAAAGGCAAATAGGGCCGCATTCCTTCAATCAAAATTACAGCAAGGGGCAAATGTAGTTGCTGAAATTAAAGCAGGAAGAGAGGCGGCTGGGTTTGATCCAGAGACGGGAGTTTGGTCGCCACAAGATCAAGGAGTTGACAATACTTACCAAATAAAAAATGCTGCTATTAAACAAACTGCATTAAATAAATCAATTCAACAAGCATATTCAGATAAGACAAATTTGTATGGTCAGGCATATCAAGGAATGCCAACTAAAGGTAAAACAATTTTTGGTGAGCATGGTTATGTTCAATCTTATCCAGCAAGTCAATCTAGCACATCATCTTCTAGAGCTTTTACAAAAGGTTTAACGGAAGCCGAATTAAAAAAATCTAAACAACAACAAACATAATATGGCTACAGGATCACAATCTGCCGCAATGATGTTTAGAGTCCCAAGCTCTCGCGGAGAAACTACTTATGCCCCTACTGGATATGCCGCCTCATATGCTCAAGGCAAAGGCATCATGGAAATGATTGACTGGCAGGATAAAAAGCGGAGAGAGGCCCTTGAGGAGCAATATGCTCAAAGCAGGGAACAAAGGGCCGTGGAAAGCGAGCGTTTGGCACAAGAACGAGCAAATCGGGAACAAGCTCGCCTTGAGCTTCAAACTCGCCGCCAAGAAGCATACGAATCTCGCAAACAAGCCCGTGAAGATCAATATAATCAAAGACTTGATGATCTTGATAAAGTTGTTGGAACCATTAATGAGATTGACCCAATTCATAAAGATGCTATGGCAATGCTTAATGATGTTAGGTCTAGCCAAGAGTTCCATCGCTTAATGGCAAACCGCGATACTCGTCAGGCTCTTAATGATGCTTGGAAATCAAAGACTGGCGAGATTAAAGACATCATTGGCGGTATTCAACATGAAGCAAAAACCAAATATGGTATTGAAGCTGATATGTCTCAATTTCCTGTGGATGAGAATGGCAATTACGATTTCCAAAAAGGATATAACGAGCATCTCCCAATGATTGCACAACAGATGCAACAGAAGGCACAACAGACATATGAGGCTACAGAGGCTCCAGAAGGAAGGGTTAAGTATGCCGAGTATGATGAATATGGTCGCCCTGTGGCAAAGTTTGTAAAAACACCACCCATCGGTCAGGAGCAGAGAGTTGAAATGGCATCCGATATTGGACTTGTTCCGAGTGGAATATCTGCCAGTGGTCAAGTTACTTACTCAAGGCCAAAAGAAAAAAAACTTTCTCCAATGGAACAGTTAACAAAAATATCTGAAACCGCAAAGTCAACACCAACACCCTTGCCATCCCCTACACCAGAAGCTACAACTGAACCAACAAGATATATTTACGATCCATCAACAGGAGAACTTAAACCTCAATAGTCATGCCATCAGTTGTTTCTGTTCCCAATTTGGGGGATGTTCAATTTCCCGATGGAATGTCAAAAGAGCAAATCTCTTCTGCAATAAAAAACATTTTATCAAAAAAAGGAGGTGAACAAGCAAATGAAGATCAAATCAGGAATCAGCCACAAGCCGACCAAGAAGGCAATGCACGACGAGTATCCGACCAACAAGAGCCGTCTGTCGGATCTCAAGCCAACGTACAAGCCGATGTGCAGTTGCGTCCCCAAGACCAAGGCCAGCGTGAACGCAATGACCAAACCCGTCTAACCAATGAAGGACAAACAAAAGATGCCCAAGGAGGAATCCAAGGGCCGCAAGCAGGGCAAGGCATGGAAGGCCAAGTCCCTGCGAGGAACAAAGAGGAAGTAAAAGCTGGTGGAGTTCGACCCTCCTCCAAGCCAAGCAAAACTTTAGCTGGACTAGGAAGTTTTGCAGAAGGTGCTATAGATTTCCTTGGTGGACTAGGAACGGCAGTTATAGGATCACCAGTTGCGGCGGCCCTTGGAGTTCCTACTGCTGGACTAGGAGCCATTGCTACTGAAGCTGGTTTATTTACTGCTGGATCTTATGGCACGAGAAAAGCTCGTGAGGCAGTTGAAAGGGCATTGGGAATTAAGAAAACAATAGAAGAATCTCAGCAAGCATATCCAGAATACGCTACTGCTGGTCAGATATTGCCCATGGTTGGCATGGGGGCGGCAGGGTTGACCAAACTAGGTCAACAAGCAATTAGTGAAGGAGTTGGAGCCGCCGCTAAAACATTTGGTGCTGGCGTAGCTACTGGTGCGGCATTTGAGCCAATCCGATATGGGGTAGAGACTGTATTGAAGCACATTACTGGTGATGAGGGGGAGGTTGATCCTATCACGGGAAAGAGCGTATTGCTTTCTGGACTAATTGGCGGTGCGGCACATGGTTTAGGAATTGCAAAACTAGAAGAGGAAGGGCTTCCAGAAACAGCTAAAGCGGCGGCTATGGCTGATGCAAGGCAAGCAACTTCTGATATTGTTAGGAATGCTTCAAAAGACCCCAACCCTTCAGCACATGATGCTTTTGAGGAAGCAAAGACTTACATTGAAAATGATGATCCTAAATCTGCCACGGAAGCTCTTAATAGGGGTAAGGAAATCATTGCACAGGAAGAGGGAACTGATTTAGATGTGGCAAGGAATAGAGAAGTGTTGACTACTCACCTTGAAGAGCAAATTAAAAATTTAGAACCAACTACTGAAGCACCCCCTTTAGCCCCAGAGGAGGCGGCTCCATCTTTGCCAAAAGAGGAAGCCCAACCTCCTGTATCGGGTGCTGGAGAAGCCCCTGCTGTAGAACCAACCGCTGAAGCTCCCGTTGAAGCAAAACAAGAAATGGTTCCTACGCCTGGTGTTTTACCTGGAGGCAAAGAACCTCCAACAATGGCTCCTAAAGTAGAATATGAAAAAGGAGTTGCTGAATTACAAAAACTCCGTGGAGACGAAAAAATTTCTCTTATTGACTACCAAAAAGTTCATTCAGATGTAGCGCAAGGCATTGATCCTATTGAGGCGGCACAGAGAGCAGAGAATGAATATCAAGCTCATAAATATGCAGGATCGGAAATGAGCAAGGCTGTAAGCTCTGGCGAGATTCCATCTGGCCCTAAAGCCGCAGAACTTTATAATCAAAAATACAATCAGCGTCTTAACGAATTAAAACCCGCTGAAGCACAACCAACCATACCCAGTGAAGAGCAAGTCAAAGAAACAAGTGGGCTACCTACTCTCAAAGGGGTCGCCCCTGTCGGAGAAGCAAAAGTCAAAGCTGAAGAAGGAACTCCACAGAGGGAAGGTGAAGGTAAAGAAGAAGTAGCAGTCCCAGAGGGAGCGAGAGTTGCCTCTGCCGCATATCTTGCAGAGGATGGTAAAGTTTACGAAGGCTCATCTCATCTTGATGCGATGCAAGCCGCTCGTGATACACCTCGTGAAACTCCAGAGGAAACAAAGGCATGGCAAGAGAAAATGGATGCAGAGATTGCATCCAAGCAAGATCCAGCATCTCGCAACACAAGCGAGTTTGGATTTAAGGTAACGCTACCAGATGGAACTACTCAAGTAACTACCCGTGAGGCGGCAGGAAAGATTGCCAAGCAATCTGGACAGGCTTTAGTGGATAAGTTTGTTCATGGGGATAAAGCACATAGCAATGAGATGCGGATGGATGAATATAACCATCTAGGAGAAAAGCGCGTGTCTCCACAGAAGTTTGCTCAAGATCCCAAAGCCGCAGTTCAAGAAGCAATACCAGAACCAACAGAAGAAGTATTGCAAAAGAATCAGATGACTCGTCCTGACGCTGAAGCGTTGGGAATTACGCCAAAAGGAACAGCGCAAGCTAATTTCTTAATTGATTCAGTTAAGAGCAAGGTTGAAGAGATCGGTGATGCTATTAAATATCGCGGAAAGAACATCAAAGATTTACGCAAGGCTGGAGTTGAAGATGAAGCAAATCAACACGCCTCTGCTCGCATTTATGTTCCAGTTCATGTAGAGGAACTTATTGGAAGGGTTTTTGGAGAAACCAAAGATATTGAGAAGATGCGTCCCACTATGGATATTCTTGTTAAAGACGATATTGTTGGTGGCTACGAAGATATTATTAAACAAGTTAATGATCTTGAAGCAGAGAAGGCTCAGGCACAATCAGAAGGCCGTCCCACAAAAGCAATTCAAAACAAGATTGATTCTCTATCTCAACGAGGACGTGACATTGAAGAAGCTCATCCTATTGAGCAATACAAGCAAGAGATTGATAATGCCTCTCCAGAAATTCAAGGCAACATTGAACGATGGAAACGCCATGTAGTTCCAGATATGGATTCGCTTTACAACGAGCTAAAGAATGTTGATCCAGCTACAGAGCGTGAGGGACGAGGCTGGAAATTTGGAGCTAGGTTGAATCTTCTTTCTAAAACCGAAGAAGAGAAGATGACTTCCTATGGAGACTTAGATAAACCAATGCCCCAAGCATCTGTTTCCAATTATCGCAACCCAAATGTAAAGCGCGATAAATTCATGCAGAAGGCTTCTTTCCTTGGAGATTACTCCACAGATCCAGTTGCTATTCTTACAAACTCACTTGCATCTAGGTGGAATGAAGTTACAAAAATTCGATTCTATAAAGCACTAGAAGATAAAGGAGTTGGGAAGATTGTTTCCGCAGGGGAGGAAGCACCAGCTATGATTGGTGGAAAAGAAGTTGTAAGGCTTCCAATTAAATTCCCAGAAACAGATCCCAAGACAGGAATTACTCGTGTTGTTGAACAAAGTCTGTATGTGCAGAAGGGATTAGAAGATTCTGTTAAAAAAATATTGGATGTTGATTCAAGGCCACAACAGAATCCTCTAGCTAAAGCATTTACTGGTATTCAAATATTAGGTGTTGCAGATGCAACTGCTCACTTAAAAAATCTTCAAAACATAACAAGAAATGCACTTGGTCGAGATTCTGCTTGGGCTGATTTAACTGCTAAAATTCCTTTCTTGGGACAAGCTCAATCAGTTAAAGAGATAGCAGATGTAGCTAAAGAAGTTTCTTCTAAGAGCCAGCGTACAATAGACGAGAAGGCATATCTTGCAAAGATCGGAGCGTTGCGTCCATTTTATCCAGCAGAGGGCATTCAGCGTTTTCTTGGGACTCATCAGCTTCTCCATGATGTTGATACTGCAACTCGTATCATTCTTAATCGTCGTTATGATGAACTTATCAAGCGATATGGAGCAGTTGATACCGAATCTGCTAGACGCGATTTCATAAATCAAGTTGGAAACTACAATCGCAGATTGATGGGTCGTTGGGAAACTCTTGCCAGAGATACGGGATTCTCACCATTTATTGTTGCTGGTCGAGCAATGAATCGGTATGCACGAAAGATGATTACTGGAGATCCTGGGTTTCACACAGACAATTTAAAGGGAGCGATTGCGGCAAGGGCTTCTCAAATAAGCGGATTGGCTTTTGCCACGCTCATCCCAGCAATCACAAATATGTTTACTACTGGAACCCCATTCGGTCGCCAGGGAACTCCTATTGGAGCTATTGATTTTGGGCCAAATTACGATACGGAGGATGGAAAACGCCGTACATTTGATGTGTTTGCCCTTACTGGTCTTCGCCGAGGGCTTCGTCAATTTGGAATTGATTCTGCTATTGATGGGACTAGAAGCGGGAAAGATATTCGTGATATTGAGCGAGACATGGCAAATGGGTTTCTTACAACCAAGATGCACCCTTGGATTGGCCCTGCCGTTGGATTAGGTCAAGAGACTCTTACTGGAAAGCGATTTGACCTTCGCACGGGATATTCACAACGATATGAAGCAAGAAAGATTGAAGGGATTGGTCAGTATGCAGAAAACTTTCGTATAGCTTTAAAGCAACTAAACCCATTGCTTTATGGTGTAGCTGGAAAAGGTGTTGAATGGGCAATGAAAGACGTTGGAGGAATACCATATCCCTCTGAAGAACGATCATCTAAAGAAAACATTGGGTTGATTTCCAAAGCAGTTGGTGCGCCTCAAGTGGTTGGAGAAATTGAAGGGGCTTTAGAGAAACCAGTTATGGGGGCAGTTGGATATAAAGAATCGCCATCTGAAGCGATTAAACTTGCAAACTCATTTGGAGAAGCCGTTCAATTCACGCCAGAGCAAGATCAGCGTTTTACTTATCGTCGCCAAATACGAGATGCTTTGTCTAAAGGAAACGTTCAGTCAGCAAGGGATCTTTATCAGCAAGGATTCAATGATGGCATCCTTACAGAGGCAGATAAAAAAACGATTGGCAGATATATTAAATACCCGGACAAGGCGGTTCAAAAATTCCAAATGTTGAAAACAGCGGATGAAGCTGTCAGGGTTTGGAGAGTTGCAACTGCAAAAGAGCAAGATGCTGTTGCTGATGTTGTTGCCAGAAAGATTGTTGGTTCTACAACACTTCGACCAGAAGAAAAAAAGAAACTAATCAACACATTTTTCTCAACGGCAAAACCAGATACAGAAGCATATGAGATTGCCAAACGCAAAAAAAACAAATAGGATCTAATCTTATGGCAACCTCTAAACAGCCCAAGCAACCAGCCTTCCCACATCCTCCCCTAGAGGTGGGAGTGGCTCAATATCCTACGCCTGTAGTTCCCAATTACTACACCAAGGATGGGCATATCATCCTTGTCGTTAAAGAGAGCATTGAGAAAGGCAACTACAATCCTCAGCCGCTAGATGGTTCTGTAACCTACACCGGTAGGGACGCAAACAAGTGGCCATCCACACTATATCTCGTTTATCAAGCTCCCACGCCAGACGGCGAGTTTGTCTATAACACCTACGCCAATGATCGAACTTTGGCATCTCAAGACCCTTGGAACTACGGGCTAGATTACAGCGCAAACAATCCTGACTTTCCCATCACTTCTCGCACATATATTGTGCCTCGTAGTCAGTATTCTTCCACCACGCTAGGATCGGTTGATCCTGTGTTTGGCGGCACTCAGATTATTGCACAGCAAAAAATGGTGGAGTTGCCTGATGATAATCCTCTGCGTTCCCGTTATGTGGCTGTGCAAAGGGTGTATGAGAGCATCCCTGGCCCTGTCCTTACGGGTCAACAGCTTGATTCCCGTGGAGATATTGAGACCATAACCAAGCAGACCGTGGCGGCTGGAACGGCCCCGAATGCAGATGGGTATTTGGTTACTCAAACATCAGTAGAGCCGGTTGATTCTGTTAAAAGCACCAAAACATATAACACGGTTGCAAGCTACGCCACGTTGACAAGTTCTGAAAACAAAGCAGGGCTTCTTGGCGACACATCTTCTTCAGACCTTATTGTTCCTGCTGGAACGGCTCCAGATGCTCTAACCACAAGCGTTCTTCAGTCAAGTGTTGAGGCAATAACTGCCACCAAGAGCAGAAAGCGAACCACAACTTCTAGCGGCCCAACATCGTTGGGGGGAGAAGTCCTTGGTGAATTTGGAGTGGCTTCTGCTTCAGAAAGTATTGTTTCTTACGGATCACATATTTCTGTAAATCAAAATACAATCAAAAAGGAAATTACTCCTATTGATAGTGCAAAATCCAAACTCACATCAGTTGAGTATGTAAGTCCATCTGTATTAACTGGCTATCAGTATGATGATGTTTTTCAACGTAATCTTGAAATTAAAAAGCAAATCATCCCCGCTGGAACAAGTGGCACTTATCCAAATGAAGGATTGCTTTCATTGCGAGATGAATTAATAAATCCGTATCAAACGCAACGGACCACTGTATCTTACTCAAGTCTCCCTCCAGCAATTACTGAATATCATACTGGAACTTATACAAGCCCCACGCTTGTTTTTAGTCTTGATGTTGCATCAGTAGATTTGTCTTGCGGAGGAACAAGTGATTTTAGAATTATTGTAAGGCCAAACACAAGGTCATCCCAAAATAGGCAAACAACATTTAAAACAATTACAAGTTATACTTATGGCCCACCAACGCCAGCAGATACAGATTTGTTTTCGCCGGTTCTTCTTCAAATGGCGTATACTGGCATATTTGTTAATTTTGATTTTGGCGGCGTAATCTGTGATGCAATTACCCCGACATGGGCAACTAATCCGTGTTATTTTTGCGGAACATCATTACAGGGATGTGAAAACATTTCATTTCCCGCTACCTCTCCATTAAGCGCAACTGATTATTTGGGCCTAATTGGAACATATGTTAAGATTTCTTGGGAATCAAAATACTGGAGAAGCGGAATTTATCAATCAAGGGAACTTTGGGTTAAATTAATTTAATGGAATACTATCCTCAAATATCTGCACCACAACTTGACCCTAATGCCTTATCAGGCGGCGTGTCTTTTCAATTTAATGGCGCTGTTGCCGCTGGACAAAATAAATCACATTCTTTTAATAATGTAATTCCATCCAGAAAGCCAACTATTGTTACCCTGCAAGTTTGCGTAGATGGCGTTACTAAAAGTTTAGATGTTTGGGCAAATGGACAACCTTATTAAATATGGCTATCTATCTACCAAGTTGCGGTGATTCTAATTGCACTGGTGGAAGCCCGTGCGGATGCGTGGATTGCGGGCTTTCAGATATTTCTGGAAGCACTTCTGTTTATATTGAGCTTTCCACGCCAGATGGCGTTTTTACTGCAAATGGAACAATAACGGCAGTTTCAGATGATCGTTCATGCACAGGTATTGCATATGATGTTTATTACGCATATGATTCTAATTTTGGAATAGGTTTTAGAATAGCCCCACACATTTCATACATTATTGGACTAAGTGGTAATTATGCTTATGGAACTTGTGGTTATTCACTTCTTATTGATTCTGGCGTTTTAAGTTGCACTTCAACACCAAAACAAATAACTGGATCTTGGCAAGTTCAGCAAGTATCAGGGCCATGTCCCACAACTTATTATGTTGTCGGACTTACTCTTGCTTGGACATAATTCTTCATTGACACATTGCTTTTTGTTGCGATACAAAGACCGCAATAGAAAATGATTGTAGCAATCTCTTATCATCAAGGCGACCAGCCTCTCATGGTTCGCTGGGCAAACAGGGTCAAGCAACTCGGCCCTTATCTCAACCATGAGATTATCCTATCACCCTGCCACGGGGCTACCACAGACAAGATCAGGCTTCCTCTAGAGAACTGCTTCCGTAAGGTGCATGTCGTTCCCTCTGGTCATGCAGAGAAAGGATGGCCCGTGAGTTGCAATCGAGCTTTCCAAAATATCTGCTGGCATTCCATCCTCACCACTCGCCAGCCATTCCTGTTCATGGAACCCGATGCCATTCCCTTATGCGAAGGGTGGCTTGATCAGATTGAGGCAGAGTATAGGTCTTGCGGAAAGCCTTTCATGGGAGACTTTGTAGAACTTTCCAGTAGCGACATTCAAAATGGAATTGATCACATGAGTGGCGTTGCCGTTTATGATTGGAACCTAGCCATTACTGCCCCACGCATTTTCAATTGTAGCAATGGGACTGAAGAGTTTGCCTGGGACATTTGGGCGGCATCAGATATTCTTCCCAAGATGCACCGCACTAATCTCATTCAGCACGACTGGCGGGGAACCGGCGATCAACCGCATCAATGGAGAAAAAATAATGTTGATCCTTCCTTTGTGAAGGCCGGTGCAGTAATTTATCATCCAGACAAGCGAGGCGTATTGCTAAACGATGGTCTTGCTGGAGAGGGAACTAGAGTCGTAGGAGAGCTACGGACGGGTGCGACAGAGATCGCTGCCTCATTTGAACAGCCTTCTCCAGCCCCAATTTCCAATGAAGAAAAACCGCAAATACAATCTGAAGAAGCCCCGCAAGATCAACAAGCCATCGTCGTTGAGCGGTTCTATTCAATCCTTGCCTCCGCAGAGTCCAATCCCGGCCTCAAGCGCAAAGTCAAGCAAGCCCTCGTCCAACATGGGTGGATCAAAAAAACCAAGGGTTCCAAGCAGCTTGGAAAGAAAGTTCGACCTTCTCTGGGCAAGCATAGGCGGCCAGCCGTTGCTGATGGAATATCGGTTCCATCCTGTGAGGAAGTGGAGGGCTGATTACGCTCACGAGCCAACAAAGACGCTCATTGAAATCGAAGGAGGGGCTTGGGGAGGCCGTCACGCACGAGGAGGAGGATTCCTTAAAGACGCAGAGAAATACCTAGAAGCCGCTTTCATGGGATGGAGACTAATCCGACTTACCGCGCCTCTCATTACCACAGAAAACCTAACCCGCCTCAAATCATACCTTGAAGTTTAGATTTCACGCTCTGGGGATTCCGCACACAATCTCCAATAAAGACTATGTAGCCTGTGCCTTCACGCAGAAGGTGGTGAAGTTCTGCAAGATGATGAAGGCCCGTGGGCATGAGATCATCCATTACGGACACGATCAAAGCGAAGTGGATTGCGATGAGAACGTGGGGGTGACCAATGATGCCATCCTCAAGGAAGCCTATGGAGATTACGATTGGAAGACACAGAACTTTAAGTACGACCTAGAAGACGTAGCGTATAAATATTTCTACAAAAATTGTATAGATGAGATAGGCAAGCGTAAAGAAAAAGGCGATTTCTTGCTATGTTTCTGGGGATGGGGACACAAGGCAATCGCAGATGCCCATCCAGATATGCTTATCGTGGAGCCAGGGATCGGCTACAGCGGTGGCATATTCGCCCCCTATCGCGTCTTTGAAAGCCAGTCTCTTATGGCGGCGTATTACGGAATGCAAGCAGTCAATAGACCGGGGCATTTCTCTTGGTATGATGCCGTAATCCCTAATTACTTTGATCTGGAGGACTTCACCTACAACGAGTCAAAAGAAGATTACTTCCTTTGTTTAGGAAGAATTGGATCGCACAAGGGAGTGGACATTGCTATTCAAGCAACGGAGGCTATTGGTGCAAAGCTGAAGATTGCAGGACAGGGCAACATTCTGGATATGGGATATGATAAGATTCCAGATCATGTGGAGTATTGCGGATATGCTGGAGTAGATAAGAGGCGCGAGCTTATGGCGAATGCCAAGGCGCAATTCGTTCTCACCACCTACGGAGAGCCATTTGGAGGCACACAGATTGAGGCCATGCTATCAGGAACGCCCATTATTTCTACTGACTGGGCTTGCTTTGGGGAGCTAAATCTTCATGGGATTACCGGCTATCGTTGCCGCACATTTGAGCATATCACTTGGGCGGCAAAGAATATCGAGAAAATTAATCCAATGAATTGCCGTAAATGGGCAGAGAATTTCTCGCTAGAGAAAGTTGCTGCCATGTATGAGGAGTTCTTTTATAGCATCTCTAACATCTATAATGGCAAAGGGTGGTATGAGCCTAACCCTGATAGAGATAACTTAGATTGGCTTTATAGAAAATTTCCCTTGACGAGTTAATTAGTTTTGTTGTAGGCGTTGGATTGCGTATTGGGAGTCGCACCCTAAATAAAACTGGCGTATTGAAGTTTCGCCGCCTTCGCCAACGAATTTATCACGACGATAGATTCATAAACACTAATCAATTTAATAATTATGTCTAGCACAATTTCATGCTCTACGGTAAATGACATTTTTGAACGTGAGACAAACAGGTTCAATGTGGATATTTACGAGCGTTACTCTGTTGACGGCCCTTGGGGTCGCCTCGTTCGCGTTGGTAAGTTCCCCCTCGGAATGGGCACGACCCTGACGGAAGTTACGGTTGAGCGCGTTCTTTCGGGTAACTTCGAAAACACCTGGTCGAACGTCTCCACCTCGTCGGGACTTGGTAGCCCCAACAACGTTGCGGGTTGCAATCCTACTCCTAACAACCTTGCGTTTGGTCAGACCCTCCGCACTTGGCAGCTTCAGACCCAGAGCTATCAGACTCCTTGCATCTGCTTGGACGATCTGAAGACTGCGTTCCAGATTGAGGCTCAGGTCGGCAAGACCGTTCATCAGCTTACCCAGCTGACCAAGACGGTTCTTGACAACCGCCGCCGCTCGGAGTTCCTCCGTATCGCTGGCAAGCTGGTCGCTGGAGATGTGAGCCAGACTGTCTATCAGTCTGCCGCCATCAACGGAACCACCGTGCCTAACGCTTTGTATAACAGCGCGACTGGCAATGCGATCCCCGCTCCTACGGCCAAGCTCTCGCAGGATCTCCTTGATGTTCTGCGTGTTCAGCTTATCCGCGATGGTGCTGGTCACAATGCGCTTGGTAAGGAGAATGGCGTTCCCGTCCTCGGTCTGATCACCAGTCCTGAGACGAGCCGCGATCTGCTCCGTAACAACGCTGATCTGCGTCAAGACATCCGCTATGCCACCCCTAGCGAGCTTATTGCTCCTCTTGGTGTCGAGCGTTCCTTCGCTGGATTCTACCACATGATTGATCTGGAGCTTCCCCGCTTCACGTTCAGCGGCAACAACTGGCAGCAGGTTTATCCCTACATCCAGTCTGCCACCTCGAATGGCTACACTTGGGAGGTTAACCCCGCCTACAATGTCGCCCCCTACGAGGTCTCGTACATCTTCCACCCCGATGTGTATGAGGAGAGCGTTCAGCAGGTTGGCCCCAACATCCCCGGTGCGCCGTTTGATGACTATCCCTACTACTACAGTGGGCAGTTCTTCTGGCTCAACATCCGTGATGCTGTGAACAACCCCCTCGGCAAGATCGGTCGCTGGCTGGCAATCTTCCAGTCTGGCTCCCACCCGATTGCTCCGTATCTTGGTCGCGCTGTGATCCACAAGCGTTGCCCGTATGATCTGAGCTTCGCCGGTTGCTCCTATTCCTAATAGATAGGTATTCAAAGAAAGCCCCTCTGGAGAAATCTGGAGGGGCTTTTCTGTTGACTGGATTATTGCAAATAGTGTTTATTGAAAATATGTCTGCCGCTTCATTTCCTATTAACATTGAAAGGAACTCTGATTATCTTTTGGTTGTTACCTTGAATGATGGAAACACCCCTCCTAATGCCATTAATTTAACTGGAGCTACGATTGTTGCTCAAGTAAGGGATTTCTCTGAAGGGAATCTAATTGCTTCTTTTGAGCCTACAATTTTAAATGCGGCTGATGGTTATCTTCAGCTTGCGATGAATGCCTCGACCACCTTAAATATCCCAACCACCTCTGGTGAAAACTTTCACCGATATGATGTGTTGGTATCTTGGACCAATGGAACACAGATTCGGGTGATGGAAGGAAATCTTTACGCAAGCGATTACATTTCTCAATGAGCAATAATGTTGTTATTTCAGTTAATCCAGATGGGACAACTAGCTTGTCTTCGTCAAAAGTAACGCAATTTCTTCAAGGGGCGCAAGGTGTGCAAGGTCCTGTTGGTCCCGCTGGATCGACTGGTCCTCAAGGACCTACTGGACCAATAGGAGTAACAGGAGCCACAGGTCCTGCTGGAGGACCTACAGGTGCTACTGGTGCAACTGGTCCTGCTGGACCTGCTGGTGGTCCTACAGGCGCAACGGGAGCTACAGGCGCAACAGGCGCATCTGGAGCGACAGGACCACAAGGGCTTCGCGGATTTACTGGTTCCACAGGGGTGACGGGAGCCACAGGCCCTACTGGAGTTGGAACTACAGGAGACACAGGAGCCACAGGAGCTACAGGCGCAACTGGACCAAAAGGAGATACAGGTGCTACTGGACCACAAGGTCCTGCTGGTCCAGCTGGTGGTCCTACTGGTCCATCTGGTGCTACAGGAGCTACGGGTCCTGCTGGTCCCGCAGGAGGCCCAACTGGAGCTACTGGAGTTACTGGCCCTACTGGAGCAACTGGACCGATTGGACTTACAGGAGCTACTGGCTCAACTGGTGCCAGTGGTGCTAGTGGAGTAAGTGGAATCCAAGGCGTTCAAGGTCCTGCTGGACCTCAAGGAATTGTTGGACCACAAGGGCCTTCTGGGGCTACTGGTCCCACAGGCGCAAGTGGATTGCAAGGTCCTAGCGGGGCTACTGGCCCATCTGGATTGATTGGTGCTAGTGGAGCAACTGGTGTTACTGGCGCATCTGGAGCTACTGGTGCTTCTGGATTACAAGGACCCAGAGGACCAACTGGTGTGGTTGGCGCAACAGGACCAATCGGATCAACAGGACCAACTGGAGCCGTTGGATCTACTGGCCTTATTGGGCCTACAGGTGCTACTGGTGTAGTTGGATCTACTGGTCCTACAGGACCCATTGGTGCAACAGGAGCAACTGGCCCCGTTGGAGTTACTGGATCTACAGGGCCTATAGGGGCGACTGGTCCTACTGGAGCAACAGGAACAGGGATTAACATTAAAGGGATTGTTGCAAATGTGGTTGATCTTCCTGCCCTTGGAAACACAGAGGGCGATGTTTATATTGTTCAATCTATTGGTGATGCTTATGTTTGGGATGGATCGTCATGGCAAAATGCTGGACCTATTGTTGGCCCCGTTGGATCTACTGGTCCAATAGGGGAAACAGGCCCTACTGGTCCAACAGGAGCAACTGGCGCAACTGGCCCTGTTGGATCAACTGGAGCAACTGGTTCAGTTGGAGCTACAGGTCCTAGAGGGGTGACGGGGGCTACTGGACCTACAGGGGTAACAGGGGCAACAGGTCCGATTGGAGTGACGGGTGCGACTGGAACTACTGGTGATATAGGAGCAACTGGAGCTTCTGGCGTAGTTGGCGCGACTGGATCTACTGGAGCCGTTGGGCCTACTGGAGCGACTGGACCTGCAGGTGTGACAGGAGCTACTGGACCTATTGGAGTAACGGGGGCAACTGGCGCAACTGGAGCTTCTGGAACTGCTGGTGCATCTGGTGCTATTGGATCTACTGGACCACAAGGGCCGCAAGGCATGCAAGGGGTTCAAGGAAATGCTGGACCAGCAGGGCCGCAAGGACCGAAAGGAGATCCTAGCATTCCGTATAATTGGGCGCAACCATCGGGAGTTATTTTTCAAAATGGAGGATATGGAGACATAGGACTTAAACAAAATGCCCTGACATTTTTACCAAGCACATATGGTCCGAATACATCATTAACTGGAAATGAATTGGTTATTTCGGCAGGATTTGGAAATGAAACAAAATTAAATATAGATAAACTTAATCTTCATAATTCATCTTTATCTGGCCCTGGCGGAACAGCATCTACTTTAAATGCTGATTATGGATTAACTGGCCTAAAAATTGAGTCATCTACATTCAATGATAACTATAATTATTCACATAGTTTTTCAAATTTATTGAATGATGGGTTGTTATTTAATTCAACATTAGCATCTGGAGATAGCGGCAATCATTCAGTTTCAATAACCAGTGGTTCATATTTAGCACAAAAAATTAATTTTAATGATACTATAAATGGCTCAACTATTGAATCTGGAATAAGTGCAAGCAATATTCACTCTTATACAAAGAATGATACCGACACACTTACAGTTGACATTACTGGCACAGGTATTGTTATTAAAGATGAAAAATCAAATGAAACAATAGTTGGAAATTACAATTCTTCTGTATTTAATTTTTCTGATTCTTTAGCTGGAAATACCAAAAATGCATCTTGCGGTATTGATGGCTTTCAACTTAAGGATACTCTTAATGGAACTTTAAATCCAGAAACTTTATCTAGTTCTTTTGGATTATCTAGCCTTTCATTCAATGATAGTATTGGAGGAACTCTACATCCAGAAACATTATCTAGCTCTTTTGGAAAAGATTCTTTTTTTATTCAAAAAGTATCCCCCAATGAGGGCACTATTTCATCTAATATAACTTCATCTATATTTGAATCGTATTCACTAAATGAAACAGACACAATAGGTGAAACAATTTCAATGGGTATTGATGAACATGGGCTTGTCGCATCTGATTCTCTTAATAATCAAATTGATGTTCATCCAACATATTTACAAATAACGGATAATCTACAAGGGCAGGGCCAGTTATTAGAAATGGCTTTTGGTGGAGACACGATTTCACCATATTTTCAAATAGGAATGCCAGATTCACTTGGAACTCAATATACTGTGTATATTCCAGTCCCAACAATTGCATCTGGTTCCCAGCAAGGCAATTATATCAATGCACAATGGCAAGAAATTTCAATTTGCTCTGATGGGAATAGCGTTAAAATGCTGGTTTTGGCATCAGATACATACAACTAAATTATGAACACACAAAGTCGCCCCAAAGTTCCACCTATTCCACCATCCCCGCCAATTCAGAAATAGCTCTTGACTAAAATGTAGCCATAACCTAAACAATCAATATGCCTTCTTTTTCCATCCCCAAAGATTACAATGTGCCATCTGGAGTGAAGGACGGCGCAGAGTTTAGCGACATTGCCTCCTTCAAGATTGACGGAGATCAGATCCACATCCTAGCCATTGGAGAGGACAAGACTCCAATTGGCGGTAAGTCCGACAAGGAAGAGAAGCCAAAGGGAGCGAAACAGGCCGTGAAGGAACAGCTCGCCGCTATGGAGGACAAGAAGGGATCTGCCGAAATGGAAGACACTGGAGAACAATACGCCGAAGGAGGCGAGGAGGAATAATTATGAGCTACCCAACTATTTATCAACCCGCCGTCGCTAACACGATGGATCAAGAAAATGTTGAGCTTGCCAAGATTCTTGATGCCGTGAGTGGCGTTGGATACGATTACGTTTTTTCCAATTATGTTGCGGCGGACAAACCGGGAACCGTGGTCATCAAAAATGGAGATCAGGTTCTAAAAACGCTTACCATCTCTTACGATGGAAGCAATAACATCACATCCATTGTC